AGATGGTTCGGCAGCTCTGAAAACAGTTGCATCAGGATGGCAACGCCGAACTGCAGCTCCTCAAATGGCACCTGCCGGAAACCTTGCGATTTGTATCCGTCAACGTACAGGTTTTCACCGCGCTCCCAGAAGCGATCACGCCGGTCAAAATCTGCCATTAACAGGTGCCATTCACGCTGATACCAGTCCCGCACCAGCGAGTAACAATCAACCATGCCAAACACAAACTCGCGGCCAACGTAGGGCAGCTCAAACTCCTTCGGCTCGCAGCCCCCCCATGCCTCAGTCTTAGGGTTAACGATCAGCCATGGCAGGCCGCTGTTGTTGCAGCCGATCTGATCCGCTACTGATGGCTCGGGCTGCGTTACCGGATGGCTATGAACCACGGCAACAATTTCGCCTAGATCCTCGGCTGCTGCGTAATCCGTTGGGTCTAGAACAAAATGCTCGTCAGGTGTTGCAGCAATGTTGCGGCATGGGAAGTAATGCCGCCGGCCTTTCAGCACATGGATGAGGCCGCATGACTCACGGGGGTCCTCAGCCTGCGCGTGCGCCAGGATGTCTGCTTTGATGGTATCGGTCAGATTCATTGCGTTAGGCCAACACCAGGGAAGGAACCAAATGGTAGTTCTGATGTAGCACCGAACCGCACCTTACAGCTACCCACCCGTTTGCCGCAAGCATCTTGGGCCAGCGTAGCCACCGCATTATCGTTAATGTCAAAATAGCTGCCGCCAGTGTAGCCGCATTCAGCGCCGCGATATTTCCACTGGCATACGTTAGCAATGATCTGCCGCTGAGGCAACATGACACCAACTAGGTCAAACTTGCTTGCTAGCTCAAACTCGACCAGTTCGCGGTTTTCATTTGACTTGCGATCGACATACCAAATCTCAGTCGGGAAACGTGCGTTAGGGTCAGCATTAGCCTCACCATCAAGGAATTTCTTCAACGTGCGGATACGACGCACCGTGGCACCACCTAGGTCGTTGCCAGCAGTTTCTGCATTTACGATCAGCAGCAAGGTCGTAATGTCTCCGAATAGGTTACTGACCCGTAGCGTTGGGCGCGGCAAGCTGCCGGAGCTGCTGTAGTCAAAGCCTGTTGCCTCAACCGGCAACCTGATGTAAGTGTTGCTGGCAAATACAATGTTACCGTTCACGGCTGCATTGACGCCATTGTGCCAGTAGTAAATCGTACTGGCGCCATGCAATGTGGCATCAAGCTCCAGCTCAAACAACTCTATGATTGCATTCGGTGCTAGAACCGCTAGCTCTTCGTAGACGCTGCTGATCGCTGCCCATGTGACGCCGCCGTCTGCAAGCGTGCTGCCGATGTCCGTTGGCCATGCCGGTTGTGTGGCCGCACTGGTGCCAGCAACCGTGCAACGAAACACCAAGCCGCTGGCCTGTGTGGTCGTAGCGCGAACAATGGCGCCAACAGCGTAGGAGTTGCTGGCTTGCCATGCGGTATATGCCATTAGGGTTCAAATACTTGACGGAATTTAGCAGTGATGTCATTGAAGCCACTGTAGGTCATATTAGTGGACCAAGTTTCGCAAACATACTTGCCTGCAATGCCCCTTGGTGATGTCCAGTCAAATGAAATGGCGCCTCCTTGGGTTTCAAGGAACGATAGTATTTGGTCGCGTTCTGTGTCAGAACGATTATTGAATGACAAGTCCCATTCTTTTGGGTCGCTGTTAAGACCCATTTGAATGCGCTGTTCGTAACCATCGCCCGCCTGAAATTTATAAACTTTCGGCTGACTAGATTCTCCAATGGGAAAATTAGGGATGAAGGTAAAAGTGCTCATTTTGCTAACAGTCCTCCGGGGCGCTTTTGCTTAATCAATTCTGATTGTACACTAGCAGCAATAACACGACCAAGCGCAGCACCTTGAGCGCTATCGCCTTGCACTTCAGAGCCTTTAGCATCCACACTTACATTGACAGTAATGGGAGCACTAGCCATGCCGCCTGACATGCCTCCAAGGTCCACTGGAACGCTCCTGCCATCGGGCAGGGGAATCACTGCCTCGTTGTAACGTCCCTCGCCTACAAGGCCTAGTGTGGGGCCTGTGACGATGCCTCCAGTGGCGAATGCGCGGAAGCCGCCAGCAGCAATGCCGCCATTGGCAAATTGATATGGACCGGCTCCAGAGAATATGCCACCACCAGCTACAGCATCAGGCGCTCCTGCACCAAAGAATCCAGAGGAACCCCCTCCTCCACCAAACATTCCGCCCAGTCCTGGAATCAATGATGTTAAGCCCTTGATAACCTGCATCTTTAAGTATTCGGCAATCATCTTGCTTACCATGTCGGCAAAGTAGTTGCTGAGGTTCTGGAAGAATCCAGCCAATGCTTGTTGTGCAGTCATCGAGCCCGTGATGATTCCCTTGAAGGCATCGCCAAAAGAAGTGCCAATGGTTGAGGCAAGTTCCCGGTAGCTGTCTCGCAGTCTAGTGGCAGTATCAAGTTGCTTTTGCATTTTTACTTGTTCATCAGCTTGCTGCTCAGATTGCCCCCCTTGCATGTATTTTTGTTTTTGCTCCCCATAGGGGTCAATAATGCCAGCCAGTTGAAGCGAGTTCTTTAGCGAGCCCATATTTGATGAATAGGCAGATTGTATTTGCCCTGCTTGTTTGCCAGCCAATCCAGCGTAGAAAGCTGGATGATCTGCCTTTAATTTATCAAGACCTTTTTGCAATGCTCCTAATTGAACCTTCTCAATATCTGTAAGCGGCGTTTTCATTCTTTTTTCTTTTAGCGCTTGCAATGCTTTTTCCGCAGTTGCTTGCTCCATCGTTGCTTTTGTTTTGGCCATTTCATATTCCAATACTGCGTCTGATACGCCAGCAAGTTGCAATTGGTTGCGCCTATCTTGCAATTGATTTTGCAACTGCAACTCAGCAACAGGCATAATTTCAGCCACATAATTTTCCGTGGCAACTTTTTGTTTTTCTAGTGCCAATATATTGCCATATTGCAGCGCCAAGTTTTCCTTGTCCAATTCAATTTGTGTTTTTTGCGCTGCATTGATGTCACGGCTTTCATTGCCAGTGACCCCGCGAACAGCTCCTAGTCCAGCCTGGCCCATGACAAGAGCCCTGACCTGCTTCGACATTGCTGGCTCCTGCCCTACAGGCCGCTGAGCACCCGGAACATCAAAAGCCATGCCAGTGTGATGCGCGGAGCCAGGGCCACTATGAGGGCCAGTAACGCCTGCTCCAAATCCCTTAAATTCAGTAACCTTAATGCCATTTTTTGTTAACTTGTCGTATGCAGCAACCGCTGCTTCTCTAGTGGCAAATTGAAGATGGTCATGGTAATTGCTACCGCCATGGTCAGCTTGATAGCCTTTTCCTTTCTGACTTGGATCGCCAGTAATGTATTTTGTGAGACCCGGCATTCCACCACCACCGCCAGCGCCACCCGCGACGCTACCTTCTGCTTTCTTTACAGCGTTTTGAGCATTTAAAACATTTTTTTGACGTTCCATTTCTATATTGGCTACTTCTCTCTGAAACCTAATAGTTGCCTTTTGAAAACTGTTTGCCCGTGCATCCTGTAGATCATAGTAATTGTCCATTAAATTCTTTCTATGCTCAAACAACATATTGGCTTTATCAATTTCTCCTTCTGCAACCGCCTTGGCAAGATCGTCTTCTAGCTTGTAATAGCTTTCCAGATTTTGTTTTTTCTTGTCATCTTCATTCAGGTCCACTTTGACTAATTTTGTTAATTCTTTGGCTCGCCTTGCTTTTTCATCGTCCTGCAACTTTTGTGCATTATTCAATGCCTTTTGCGTCATCCCACGCTTTGTCATTGCATCGGCCAATTTTTTGTTGGCAAAATCAATGCCACTCTCCAACGGATTTCTTGTTCCATACTGACTAAGAAATGTTTTTTGTTTTTCGGTTAACTTATCAAACGAACCAGTTTTGTCAATTTTTTGATAAACCTCCAAAAGTCGTTCTGCTATGATTACCTCATTTTGCGCTTGCTTGTTTTTTGTTGCCAATCCAATAAAATCTTGAGACGAGGCTAGCCCGTCAAGCTCAGAAGCAAGCTGTTTAATGTCTCCGATGGATTGCCGTGCTGCATCGCCAATGCCAAAAATCTTGCCAATTACATAATCAAGACCGACCAAAATGGCCCCAATAAATATACCGGTAATAGCAAGTTTAAGTCCAATAATAGCTATTCGTGCCACCCCCGTTGCCGCTGGAATTGCATACAGGCTGCCAATAAACCTGTAGACAGCTTTAATTGCGGCCTTGATGCCGGTGGCTTCCAGTACCGCCAATGCAGCCGTTAAAGTGCCAATTGCAATTGCGGCCAAAAAGGCTGCCTTGCCCAAAGGACTGGACGCAAACGAGACCGTGGCCGCCAAAACTTGCGCAAATACCGGTATAAGCTGGCCAATGCTTCCTCCCAGATCAACTATTGCGGCTCCCGCCTGCCTAATGGATGGCTCTAAAGTTTTAATGGCAGTGTAAAAAGCTTGCGCTCTAGGACTAAGAGTATTAAAACCATTGCCAGCGCCCACAAATGTACTGGTCAACACTTTCATG